TGTTTAGCTAAACATCAATATAATGAAAACTATGGAATTATCTAAGTGTGTACTTACTGGTTGTGATGAGAAAAACTCATGGATGCTTGAGTGGTTCTTAGATAACTATGCAAAGCATAATGATATACCTATTTGTTTTGCAGATTTTGGTCTGTCAGAAGAGACGAGAGAATGGTTACATATACAACCAATCGTTCAAAGTATTATAGAAGTAAAACCAGATAAAGGTAAAGGCTGGTTTCTTAAACCTAAAGCAATGATGGAGAGCCCTTATGAATATACATGTTGGATTGATACTGACTGCCATGTCTGTGGCAATATCAGTGGGATTTTTGACTATGTTGAACCGAACAAACTTGCAATGGTGGAAGATTTTCCTTGGTCTAAACGAAGAGGAGAAACCTGGCACAACTCCGGAGTCGTAGCATTTCAGAAAACACCAGTTATACTCGACATGTGGAATAAAGCATGTAAAGATGGAGTAAAAATTGGTCGAATGTTAGGCACTGCTGATCCAGGTGACCAAGACGTTTTACATTATCTTCTCGATACTCCTATTAAAAGAATGATACATATAGTAGACTTACCAAATAAGTATAATGTAACAAGAGTGCAACACATTGATAAAACAGTACCGAAAGATCCTGTTATATATCATTGGACAGGACATAAAGGTAAATTAAAAATACAAGAGATGATTGATGGAAGCTAAAGAAATAATACAAATCATTGGCAATGGTGATTTAGCTACACTTTATACTCCAGCCAAAGGATTAAAGGTTGTATGTAATATGCCAGCATTTGCAATAGAGAATGTATATGCAACATGTATGGTTGACTATAAAATGATGGCATGTTTGCATGAAGGCAATGTAAAATTAGACATGTATTCATGGGTACTAGGTACAAGACCTAGACACTGGATGGAAATGAAGCCAGACTTTTATATGAGGTACGCTCATTGTATTAAGGAATTTTATCAGACTGTACCTAAGTATGCTGGTAATGCTACAAACTTTAATTGTGGCCACATGGCTGTACACTATTCAGCAAACAAACTAAAAGGTAAACAAATTCATATGTACGGATTTGATACTCTATTTGATTTTAATATTCGTTCATCTACGGATACATATCTTAATTCTGATCGATCGAACCAGAATAACTACCGACTCATTGGTAATTGGCGTCCTATATGGCCACAGATCTTTAAAGAATTTAAAAATACAGAATTTATTCTCTATCATAATCATGATGATCTAAAAATAGATGCACCAGATAACGTCAAAATTCAAGTTCGAGACACAAAAACTAAAAAAAATATCTAAGTTATTGATTTTATTAAAGATTTAAATTGTACATATCATTTGTACTGTGGTACAATAGATACATCTAAAACGAAATAGGAGAAAAAATGGCACATATGGTAGAAACAATGGCGTACGCTGGTCAGGTTCCTTGGCATGGACTCGGTGTACCTGTAGAAGATTGTCTTAATCCAGGCGAGATGCTCGGAGCAGCAAATCTAAATTGGACAGTTGAAAAACAAGACTTAGTCACTTCAACTGGTATTGAAATACCTGGCAAAAAAGCTCTGGTTCGTACATCAGATAACACTTTGTTAGATGTGATTGGTACAGACTGGAATCCAGTTCAAAACATCGAAGCTTTTGAGTTCTTTAACGACTTTGTAAGTAACGGTGATATGAAAATGCATACAGCTGGATCACTTGATGATGGTAAAATGGTTTGGGCACTTGCAAAAGTGAACGATGGATTCGAACTATTTAATGGTGATACTGTTGAAAGCTATTTGCTTTTCTCTAATCCACATCAATATGGTAAAGCAATTGATGTTCGATTTACACCAATTCGTGTAGTATGTAACAACACTCTTACTCTTTCTCTTGAAACATCAGCAAAAAACAGTGTTAAAGTCAATCACAAAAATGTCTTTAATGGTGAGATGGTCAAAGAAATGCTTGGTGTTGCTCACGCTAAACTTGAAAACTACAAGGAAATGGCAGAATTTCTTGGTTCAAAAAGATATACTAAGGAATCCATTACTGATTACTTTGATAATGTATTTCCTATCAGTTATCGTGGTAAAGGTGAAGCTAAGAAAGAATTGAGTAATAATGCAAATAGAGCATTACAAATACTCAATACTCAACCTGGTGCAACTTATGCTGAAGGTTCTTTCTGGCAAGCATTTAATGCAGTAACTTACCTTACTGACCATGAAATGGGTAGAGATGTAAACAGTCGAATCAAGCAATCTTGGTTTGGTTACAATCAAAGACTAAAAGCTAAAGCTTTACAAACTGCGGTGGAGTATGCTGAAGCAGCCTAAAGTTTGGTATGTTAAGTGGTTCGCTACCATCATGGTGTTGGTAGCGATCACCTTTCGGTCAGCTGGATTTAATGAAGTCTTTTATATGATTGATATGCTATGCACACTCACTGGTACAGTTTGTTGGCTATATGTATCAATCGTATGGAAAGATCGAGCATTGATTATTATGAATACAGTTATTTTTATTATTATGGCACAAGGAGTGCTTAGAGCACTCGGATCATGAACATTTTTTATCTAGACAAAGATCCTAAAGTCTGTGCACAGTATCACCTAGACAAACATGTTGTCAAGATGATTGTCGAATATGCACAGCTTATGTCTACTGCTCATAGAGTATTAGATGGTAAGGAGTACTTTGATCTATCAAAGAATGGTCGACGAGTCAAGCGATACAAACTTCCAGATGTATATCTAGATCGTGTTATATACAAAGCATGCCACATTAATCATCCAAGTGCAGTGTGGACACGTGCTTCAAATCAAAACTACAAATGGTTGTTTAAACTTTGGAATGAATTGTGTAAAGAATACACGTATAGATACAAAAAGCAACATGCAACATTTATGAAACTAGCAGTAGATCTCGTGAAGACACCAGCAAATATACCTATTGGTGAATTTACTCAACCTACACCTGCAATGCCTGACTATTGTAAGCATGAAGATTCATTGATCGCATATCGCAAGTATTATATTAACGAAAAAATGTATATGGCAAAATATACTGGAAGGGAGTTACCAATATGGCTGGAAAAGGAAGCAAGCAGCGTCCTCTAGGAGTTCCAAAGAAACAATTTGATGAGAATTGGGATAAGATCTTTAGGAGAAAAAAATGAAAAAAGTAGGTGATTGGTACGTACCTAAATATGATAGGTATAGTAATCTTTCTATCTTGAATAGAAGAGCTGAAATGTATGAAGGTCAAACGAATTTTCTTAAAAAACATATAAGATATACAGACACATACGTAGATATTGGAGCTAATTTTGGTCATACTGCTATTCCTTTTGCTAGTATGTTTAAGAGAATATTTTGTTTTGAAATAACTCCAACAAACTATGAATGTCTCGTAAAAAATACAGAACCTTATACAAACATTCATTGTTTAAATGTAGGTATAAGCAATCAACCTGGACAAGTAGATGTTATGGAATACCCTACTGCAGGTTCGGTGAATGCTATTGTCGAAACCAAATTTGCTCGAAGCGAAAGAGGTAATATTGTTCAAAGACATGTAGTTCCACTTGATTATTTGCTTCCTTCTGAAGTAGCTGGATTTGTAAAGATCGATGTAGAAGGACACGAAGTTCAAGTCATTGAAGGAGCACAAGAGTTTTTAAAAAGATCTAGAGGATTAGCTTTTATTGAAAGCGTAGAGACAAAAGAAGCAGTAAAAGAAAGTATGTCTAAACTAGGTTGGAAGTTTATAGCTAGACACGGTGATCATGATCTACTCTTTAAGAAGAGAGATTAGCTTTTATAGATTCCTTGTATGTGGTCTTCAAACTGCTCTACTTTGTCTAAACGATTAGGCCAATATATATAATTTTTCTCAGGATTTTTCTTGAGGTTAGTGAGAAGAGGTTGTATTGCATTGAATAGTTTATCTAATTTATCTTGTGTAGTAGCCACAGAAGCAGATGCAGTCTCAGCTTCAGCAGAAGCTTTCTGTACTACTTCAAGCTCTTCTTCTGTTACAGCAGTAAATCCAAAGTCAAATAATTCGTCCATAGTTCTATTTATATTTAAGTTGTTGATTTTATTAAAAAAGAAAATCTGCAACATTATCAACTACTTGTGCTAAATGATTGATTTTATTACAGATTCATTTATTTACAATACTTATATATTATGGTCTAATAGATCTATATTACGG